ATAAAGAGGGGGGCAACGAACCCTACCTCCTAGAGACTGGTCTCACACTAAACTTGGGTTCGTTCCTGGCCGCTAGGCCAGGTTAAGAATAGGGATCAAGGAGAAAAAAATGGCAAAGATGAAGAAGCTCTCCGACGACGAGAAGAAGGCGTTTAAGGAAAAGGCCAGGCAGGTCATTGGTCCAGTTACCCCTCGACCAGTCGCAGGGAACAAGGAAGGCCGCGCCTCAGAGTTCTACAAGGGGTCCAGGTCAAACGACTTCCTGATGAAGATGTTCCCGGTTCTCCCGGGGGCAAACATTACGCTACCATCAAAGCGTCAATCGATTACGGGACAGAAGAAGAAGACCGGCGCCCGTTAAAAAGTTACAAAGTTTCCAGAGGGGGTCCAGTGACAACAGCGGTCAGGAACTACATCGACCGCTGCGCCAAGATCCTTGGCCTTGGTCATTGGGAGATTAAGCTCTCGGAGCAGAATCCACCGGAGGATGCGTGGGCAGACATCGAGGTAAGCCAAAACCTGTACCAAGCAACGATCAGGTTCTCCCCCGACCTCTGGAAGGAGAAGGCGACCGACATCCGCAGGGTCGTCGCCCACGAGTTGATTCATTGCCACTACGCCGGGGTCGAGAGGCTGGTGGACACGCTGGAGAAGCCCTTAGGGACTGCGGCGTTTGAGATTGTCTCCACCGTCTGGGACGTGGAGTCGGAACGGGCAGCAGATTCGCTGTCGACTGTGGTAGCAGAACTCCTACCAATGCCAACGTTTGGAGAGAGATCGTGAAGAAGAAGCAGTCCGCTGCCGACAGGGCGCTCGTCATTGGCGAAGGCCGAAAGCGCCTCGCTGGGATTGAGAACTATGCAATCGGCGTAAACCGTGCGATTGGACACCTTGAGGTCGGGAAGAAGTACAACGTTGGCTACAAGGCCACGATGGGAAAGAACGTCCCGTACGAGGTAAGCACCCAGCTTGTGACCTCCAAGAGGTTTGGCGAGAAGCCGACCACCGGACCAAAGGCATACGCCCGTGCAAGGAACAAGTCCAAGGCAATGCCTGGTGACCAGATTGCTCCAACAGGAAAGAAGAAGACCAATCGAGGGAAGGCGTAATGCCGCTCAAGAAGGGTTCCTCACAGAAGACGATCTCCGCCAACATCCGCAAGGAACTGAAGGCTGGAAAGCCGCGTAAGCAGGCCATTGCCATTGCCCTCTCGGCTGCTGGCAAGTCCAAGAAGAAAAAGCTTGACAAGAGGATTAAAGAAAGATGAAAAAGGGCACTAAAAGTCTCAACCCAGACAATGCCAAAGCCAATGCTGGCGTAAAGAGCCGACCAGCCAGGAACCGACGCGCTGGTGCCGGCACTGTTGCATACGCGGGCACCAAGATCACGAGCGCTCCAGGCGCAGAGCAGAAGCGACGACTCAAGGAGGCCGCAAAGCTTGCAGCAATCCCTGCCGCTGTTGGCGGAGTAGCTCTGTACTCTTTGGTCAAGAGCACCAAGCGATAAGGAGAAAGAAATAATGCCGATGATCGAAGGGAAGAAGTTCCCATACACGAAGGCTGGCAAGGCTGCGGCAAAGAAGTACGCCGCCAAGCACGAGAAGACCGAGTCCAAGCGCGAACGCGAGATGGAGTACGGTAAGCCCAAGAAGGGCAAGAAGAAGTGAAGCCAGGTCTCTACGCCAACATCCACGCCAAGCGCAAGCGGATCGCCGCTGGCTCTGGCGAGAAGATGCGCAAGGTAGGCGCCAAGGGCGCCCCGACCGCCAAGGACTTCAAGGAATCCGCCAAGACAGCGAGGGGAAAGAAGAAGAAGTAAGTGGCTACATTTAAGTTCGGACGATACATCGACATCCACTGGAACGGCTACGACATCCAGGGGCCAGCCGATACCGTCTTCTCCATCCCGGACCAGCTCTACGAGGAGTTCGATGCCGACATCGCTCCAGTAGAGCCGACGCTCCAATGGATTGACACGAATGAGTTCCTGACCCTCAGCAACTCGGTCTCCGTATCGCAGTTGCAGGGTACCTTCCCGATCTCGGTCACCACGACCACCTCTGGCAAGAATGTTGCCATCTCTTCGTCCACCAACCCCGCTGGATACACGATGGTGGCGGATGGTTCTGGTGGCGTCATCTTCCAGGCTGCCTCTACTGGCGCCCTAACCTCCATCGTCGGCGTTGCGCCGATGAGTACCATCATCTCTGGGAACACCGCCTCGGTCATCCTTGATGCCAACTACCAGACCGCTGGGACATATGTTACCAGCGTTGTTGGTACGTCGCCAGTCTCGGCGAGCGGCACGACCGCCATTACGGTCAGCGTAGACCAATCACTGCTCAGTGTTGCAGATGCTGTTACGGCAACGACGCTTCGCACGTATGTGAAGAACTCGTCTGGCAGCACGATTACCAAGGGTCAGGCAGTATACGTCACAGGGGCGGATGGAACCAACGCACTGATTGGTCTTGCCTCTGCAAGCGCGGACCCAACGTCGTCAAAGACGCTCGGCATTGCCGCCAGCACGATGACAAACAACGCCTTTGGATATGTTATTGAGAACGGACAACTCTCAAACATTGACACGTCGTCGGCAACTGCTGGGTCATCGATTTGGCTAGGGTCAACACCCGGATCACTCGTCTTCAACAACCCACCAGCAGAACCCGACCACGCGGTCTACCTCGGCGTTGTTACTAAGGCAAACGCATCTACTGGCGAGATCCTCGTCAAGGTACAGAATGGCTACGAACTTGACGAGCTCCACGATGTGTTTGTGGGCGGCGTCAGCACAGCACTCCCGCTCGTCTACAGCAGCGCCTCATCTGGCTGGGTGGCGCAGGCCCTCACGTCGGTTGGAATTGCAGATGCTGCCGTAACCTCGGCAAAGATTGCAGACAATGCCATCGTTGCTGCCAAGATTGCTACTGGTGCCGTTGGCTCATCCGCACTAGCATCAGGATCGGTTAATTCTTCGATTCTAGCAAATAACGCTGTTGTTGCTGCGTCAATTGCGGCCGCCGCAGTCGGAACTGCTGCCTTAACATCAGGGTCTGCAACTAATGGGCAGGTTTTGACGGCTAACGGATCTGGAGGTGCGACGTATCAGTCAATCTCTGCGCGGGAAGCGAAACTTGTGTCTGGTATTACCACCGTGTCCACATCATCAATCTCATCGTTTACTGGACAGTATATGTTGAGAAATCTTCGATCAGGACCTATTGATATTGTTGTATCCTCGGTAACGTCGGGCGTATTAGGAAACGGCTTTGTTAACATTTCTTCTGCAAGCAATTTAACAAAGATCATTAAAAAGGCTCCGTTCATTGATTGGTCAACATATACAAGTTCTTTGCAAAGCACTGGAACCCCATGCGCAACTGATGGAAAAACTATTGTATCGGCTGACACCGCAGTTGCTGGAACCATCATAATTTCAAGTGATGCAAGGACATTCTCTACGGCAAACATTGGCTCAGGTACATATTTGTTCGCGTATTATGGCGGTGGATTGTTTGTCGTTGGCGGAACATCCGGAAATTTATATACTAGCCCAAACGGAGTAACTTGGACTGCAAGGACATCTGGATTTTCCACAACAACCATACGGTGGGGTACGTACGGAAATGGAACCCACGTTATAATTGGCGACTCAGGAAAACTTTCATACTCTACAAACAACGGAGTAACGTGGACCAACACTAGTCCGTTTGCTGTTGGAAATGAAACTGTTAAATTTGGAAACGGACTATTTATAGTAGTTGGCTCACAATACAGTGGGACACCGCTTTACACTAGCACAAATGCAACATCTTGGACCCAGAGGGCAACGGGAACAGGAGGGGCAAGTCTTAAGGATTCTGCATACGGAACTGGCGGATGGATCGCAATAAGCAATAGCACGTGCTCAAAGTCAATTGATGGAGTAAGTTGGACGTCAAGTAACAACGTGACGGGGACGTATATTGATTTTGTAAACACATACTGGATTGCGTATAATGGAGCAACGGCAAAAGTTTCGTCTGATGGGACAAACTGGACTCAATATACAACGACGAACCACAACGGTAAGGGCGTTACGTACTACCAAGCAACTGATGAGATAATTTCTGCTGGCGGTAACGCAAGCGCTCTGTTCTCATTCCTAAGAACTTCTTCTGGTGCTATTGACGTGGAATTCTTGCCAATATCATACCAATCTATTACGGCATAAAGGAGGACCATGAGATACAGATACGAGGTTGACGAGAATAACACCCTAAGAATTTGGGATTTAGAACAACCAAACCATGATGGAAGTCCGATTATTCTTCAACCAGATTTTCCAGACGCAACCCCGTGGACACGTGAGCAGGCGGAAGAGTGGGCAGAAGACTGGATCGAAATGATGACGAATCCAGAATTTCAATTCTATCCAAAAGAGGGTCCGTTATCTGAAAGGATTTCTAGGAGATCTAGTTAATGACTGAGCTTGCCCCCGTCTTGACGGGGTGCCACGTCTGCCGGAGTCCGCTCGTAGAGGCCATCAACAAGAAGATGCGCGACGGCCTTCCCGATACGAAGATCTCTGAGTGGATGTCTGACGCAGGTCAGTATGTCAGCAGGATCACCCTTGGGAAGCACCGACGCGAACACTTAACTGAGCCGCACGAGAGGCTTCGACAACAGGCAGTCAACGTAATGAAGAAGCAGTCCAAGACGATCAAGGCAACGGGTGACCTTGCTGGACTCGTCAGGGACTACGTCCACAGTGCGGTTGAACAAGGGTTGATGACACCGACGCTCGCGGAGGGACTGCGGGCGCAGGAGATGATCGACCGACGACAGGAGAAGGGCGCCGACCGAGAGATCACCTTGCAGCTCGCAGGGATCTTGGGTGGCACAGGCGCCGCGTATCAGGTACTAGAAGCGAGGGAGATCAAAGCAGTCGAATCGGGGGAGTAGGAGTATGCGTGCGACTGGTCCTTCTTGCAATTCTTTTCTCACTCTCTGCGGGTCCAGTACTCGCACTAGACGACACCAATCTCTGGGATCAACAGGTTGACTCCAACGGCACCATTACCCTTGAGGAAGGTGCCATCACGATCCAGGGATCAAATAATGCAGGCGCTGGGTATCCGTGGCAGAACACGATCACAGCAATCACGACGGACTCCTCCCTAGGAGAGACGGTCTCATTCGATTGGTCCTTCTGGACAACGGACAACGCCTACTACGACAGACCACAGGTTCTTTGGAACGATGTGTGGTATGATCTTGTGAACCACGTCCAGCAGGCCAGCGGGACATCGGAGGGATACATCACCGCTGGCGGCGCCTTCGGGTTCCGTATTCTTTCAACAGACTCCTGCTGCGGCGCTGGTTTCCTCCAAATCTCCAACACGACGTGGGTCGTCGGACCAGCTCCAACACCAACCCCAAACCCAACACCGGAGCCTTCTGTTGATCCATCTCCAGAGCCGACACCAACGCCAGAGCCTACGCCCGAACCGACGCCGATTCCAGAAGATCCTCCGTCGTTTGAGGAGCCTGAAGAGCCGTCGCCAGAGCCAACTCCTGATCCAACTCCTGAACCGACTCCAGAACCTGAACCAACGGTAGAGCCAGAGCCTGAGCCAACCGAAGAGCCAGAGCCAGAACCTACCGAGGAGCCGTCGCCTGAGCCTAGTGAGGAGCCAGAGCCGACTGAGGAACCATCACCAGAACCCACTGAAGAGCCAGAGCCAACCAACGAACTACCAAGCGTAGGGGAGGCGGCAGAGGCGGTTGCTGAGGCAATCGGTGAGGTCTTTGAGAGTCTTGCGTCGATCACAGAGATTGGCAGCGACCTCGACGTAGAAGAGAAAGAAGAAGCGCAGCCAGTCGCGGCGGCAATCATTTCAAGTCAGATTGCAAGTTCAGCGGCAGCATCAGCAGTCCGATCAATGGGTGGAACACCCAGCGGCGGCGGAGGCGGTGGTGGCGGGGGTGGCGATGGAATGAGCAAACCCCGTAGCAGCCGAAAGGGAACCCGCCGTGATTAGAAACATCATTACCGACCTCATTGGTGGAGCGTGGACCGTCCTCGGTCTCCTCTTCGCCGTAGTGGTCCTGCCAGAAGGGCAGACGCAGACCACGATGGCAACACTCTTTGTACTACTGACCATTGGATGGCTCGTCACAGGGCCACTACGCTGGAAGGAATAAGATGAAGTTCAAAGTCAAGTCACAACTCGACCACGTAGAGAAGGGCGGCATCCTTGATGACTGCGGTCCTTCCAGCACGGCTGCTGCCGTGGCGTGGGCATCCAAGTACACCGTTGACCCGTCTGCTGGCGATGGCATCAAGGCGAAGGCAAAGGCAACGGGGTTCGTGGAGAAGGAGGGCGTGTCCGACAACGGCTCGTCCCTCGGTGACCTGATCAAGACCGCCAAGGAACTCGGTGCCAAGGCACGCTATGCCAAGTCGTGGGACGACGTCGTCCTCTCGGCGCACCGTGGTGCCGGACTCATCGTCTGGGTCCAGCAGGCTGTGGACTACCCGCCTGTTGAGATCAGCGAGTGGCACAAGAAGTGGCAGAACTACTGGCTCAAGAAGGACAAGAAGCACATCGCGCAGGGGTACGGACACATGACTGCCTGTGGATGGGACGCCGTGGACGGCTGGCAGTGGGCCTGCCCGACCCGCAGCGGCAAGGGCAAGGAGAAGTTCGGGGTCGTCGTGACTGAAGATCAGCTCAAGCAGATTGCCGCAAGCAAGAAGAAGCAGACGGGCGGCGCACCTCACAAGCACGTCGTCATCGTTGAGTGGAAGTAAGGAGACACAATGTATAGCGACATCAAGGCGGGCATCCGCTGGGTTATTGACAACACGGGCGTAGACGAGGCGCTCATCGAGTTCGGTCGGACCTTCATCACGGTCTCCATCTCGGTCGCCCTCGGTCTTGGCATCCCACTCCTAGACATCACGGGCGGAGACTTCCGCACGGTGCTGTCCGCAGGGTTGGCATCAGGACTTCAGGTTCTCATCAAGTTCCTTGACCCAAAGAACAGCGCGTTCGGGATCAAGGAGAAGTCCCCTGAGGACAAGGCTGCCGCAGAGAAGCAGTTCGACATCTAATGTGGGTCTACGTCGGCGGGACGTTTGACCTGTTCCACTACGGACACGCCGCCTTCTTGGAGCAATGCGCCAAGCGCGGCAAGGTAATCGTGGCACTCAACACGGACGAGTTCGCTGCTCGGTACAAGCGGCCTACCGTCCTCACGCTTGGTGAGCGGATGGAGTCGCTGCGAGCCTGCAAGTGGGTAGACGAGGTAATCGTCAACGTTGGAGACGAGGACAGTGGCGTGACCATTGATCTCGTTAAGGACAAGAAGATCTCGTACATTGCCCACGGCGACGACTGGACTGGTCCGGCACTGATGGAGCAGCTCGGCATCAGCAAGGAGTGGCTGGACGAGAGGGGCATTGAGATGCTCTACATCCCATACACCGCTGGTATCTCTACCAGCGAGATCATTAGGAGAGTCAGTGGCAACCTTCACAGCGATTGTGATTGCTCACGCGGACGAAGCGGGAATGCTTCGGACTGTGGGTGCGCTGCTCGCTCAGAGTAGGAAGCCCGATGAGATCATTGTCCTCGCTAGTGACATTGATCTGGAGGCGGCTCGCAAGCGGTACACGGGTGCCACGTTCTACGCAGAGCCAAACCTCAACGACTGGGGTCACGACAAGCGGGCCAAGGGGCTTGACTTGGCGACATCTGATTACATCGGCTGGTTCAACCACGACGACTCCTACGACCCACACTACATCGCGGAAATGATGTGGCAAGCGGAACTCGGCAACGATGTGGTATACTGCGGGTGGTCCAAAGACTCCGCCCCGCAGTTCAAGTCTTCAAGCTCCACCTCTGGCAACTATATCGTCAAGGTTGACGTTGCCCGCAAGGCTGGATACACGGACCGCCACTACGAAGCAGACGGCACCTTCATCGACAGGATCGCTGCCGTTGCCAATTCCATCAAGTTCCTCAAAGGAACCCTGTATTACCATAACGAGGTGAAGTAATGCCAAAGAGCGCCGCGTGGCAACGTAAAGAGGGCAAGAACCCAAAGGGTGGCTTGAACGCCAAGGGACGCGCCTCCTACAAGGCACAGACGGGCGGGACACTTCGTCCGCCAGTCAAGAAGGGCGACAATCCTCGCCGCGCCTCATTCCTTGCCCGTATGGGCAGTATGCCTGGTCCAGAGCGAGACGAGAAGGGACGACCGACTCGACTCCTCCTCAGCCTGCAAGCCTGGGGGGCGAGCAGCAAGGCTGATGCAAAGAGCAAGGCAGCAGCAATCAGCAGTCGCCTCAAGGCGAAGAAGGCTTGAAGCCACTCAGCAACGATGTTGCTCTTGACCTCGCTCGTGGCAGGTCGGACATTGAGTTCTTCGCACTCCGATGGCTCGGCATCCAAGGCAATCCCGGACAGGTAAATTGGTGGAAGGCGTGCAGTGAAAGAGACGAAACGAACTACCGCCCGCGCTACATCACGACGGTCGTCTCAGCTGGGAACCGTGCAGGAAAGACTCTTGCTATGGCTGTTGTGTGTCTCCATCACGCCCTATACAAACTAGGAATACCGAACCCCAATCCAAACGATCCAGAGTCCGCAGTCCGCTGGTCAAACGCTCCATACGAGTGGTACCACGTAGGTATCCAGCAGGAGACCGCAGAACTGGTCTTCCGCGAAGTTGAGGCAATCCTCGGCGGCAACCACCCAGCGCAGAAGGGCAGGGGCTGCCCGATCTCCAAGGAGCTTGGCAAGATCATCGACACCTCCAAGAAGTATCGCGGAGAGTATCCTTGGATCAAGTTCCACCCCGTGGTCGGTGGGGCCAGCATCCACTTCCGCACCACGCAGGATCGCGCCAAGGCACTGCTCGGCAAGGATATGAACGGCATCTCCTTTGACGAGGCAGCCTTTGAGCCGCACCTCGTGATGATCTACCAAGAGGTCCTCAACCTCCGCCGACTCTCCACTGGTGGACCGCTCCACTTCATCGGCACACCAAGCGAGGGCATCAACGACTACTCCGAACTCTGGGAGAAGGGAAACCCAGAGAACCCAGCGAGGGATGACAAGTTCATCTCCTTCCGCCTCTCCACCCGCGACAACATCGGCTACGGGTTGACGCAGGAGAACTTTGACGATGTGGTTCGCCAACAGGCGCCGTACCTCATCCCACAGAACATCGACGGCTACTTCATCGAGGCGCGGGACGCCTTCTTCTGGAGCCAGTCCATCCTCGCGGCGTACAAGTCGCTAGACGCAGAGATCGCACCAGTGCGGAACCACCGCTACGTGCAGGGTGTAGACCCAGGGATCTCGCACGACGCGACGTGGGCGATCACACTAGACATCACCGACCGCAGGAAGATCCGTGGAGTCCGCATTCGCAAGCGCAGCGGCAAGCAGAGTATCTCCGCA